AAGGATGACAAGTATTCCTGCTTAAAGGCAAAGGAGCTTAGAGTCTTCTCAGCAGCATCAATTTCCTTAGGATCAATAGTCTCATTGTCCTTGGTCGTGTAGTGCCATGAACACCACTCATCATCTTCCTCTTGTCCTAGCTGGAAGACATCGTAGAACCAGTTACGCCCACTCGGGGTGGAAATGAACATAGCTCTACCCTTCTTATCGGATAGGGAAGCTCGAATGATCTTCTGCCAGACGTCTTCCTTAATAAAGGCACACTCGTCTAGTACAACATAAGTAAGGGAAACACCACGTAGAGAGTCAGGGTTATCAGCCCCTCTAACAAGTATCTTCCGTCCATTGACTAAGGTAATCTCTAAGTTGTTAATGTGTGCAGACTTGATAACTGGACGACCTAGGTCATTCAACAAGTCCCACATAATCGTTCTAGCTTGTCCGAGCGTAGGAGCTATGTACATCACAGCTGAGCCTTCAGGACAGTTCAGAGCCTCAATCAACAAGGTAACAGCTGACAGTCTAGACTTACCACAACGGCGTCCAGCAGCTACGACCTTGAAGCGATGGGTGTCCTTAAAGACCTCTTTTTGCCATGCCAGCAGCTCGAAATTAAGTGTTGTCATGCTTTTGCAAATAGCCAATCATATTCTGTAAGGTTTCAATATTGTCGTAAACCATCCCTAAAGCAGAGTTACACTGCGTACAGAGAAGCCCACGGTATTTACCTGTCTCATGGTTGTGATCTACAAAAAGCTTACCACGGCTGTGGTCTTCTTCGTGCTTTCCGCAAACCTCACAGCAATAGCCAACTTCTTTCCTTTTTGCTTCGTATTCATCATACGTTATCCCGTACATCTTTATGTAACGAGCATCTACAGCTTCTTTTACTCGACAGGCCTTACAGCTAAAGCGCCTTGTATTATACTTCAACTGCTGAAAATCAGACAGTGGTTTATCTTCGTTACAGCTTTTGCATGTACGCAGTTCAAAGTTAAGACTAGTCATACTTCGACTCTACATCTTGGATGTCAATTTCGACATCATCTTCGCTAACAGTTGTACTAGCTTGACCAAGACCCATAATGTTAATGCTAACAGTAGGAGCACTACCGCCTTGCTTTGCTTGTTCAAATGCTGATACAGGGACAATCCTGTCTACTACTAGTTTCCATGCAGCTGCTTGGTTCTTATGGTCATCGTTAAGGGCAGCATCGAAGATAGCCTCCAGTACTTTGACTGATTTAGGGGAATTGAGCATCCGAGCTTTGTACTCGTTAATGATGGCTGTATCACCCTTAGGTCTACCGATAACGCCTTTGTTCTTAGCCTTTACAGCGGCTAGCTCTGTGTTCTTAGGTCTTGCCATCTTTGCCCTATAGTGGAGATAGACTATGAATAATAATTAGGGATAGCAATAGGGATACCCACTACCATGAGTACCTTTAGAGTAACTATCACATTTACATATAAGCAAGAATCTAAATGAAGTAGTTACTTACTTATATATCCTTTGTGTACATATACCGTACTAAGGATAGACAGAGCAGTTAACTCACTTAGAAACTTCCTGTATTAATTAAGTAGCCTGTCTACTTAGATTTCATTTGAGTTCTTGGAAGGATTACCTTCATAGAGTATTCTATACCTCTTTTCTCATTTGTCAAGTACTTTCTTCACTTATTTACATCTTTTTTGTCTCTATTGTCTCCTATGTGACACCTCCTAGCTTCATAGGCCTCATGTGTCCACTTTCATAGTCCCACATGCGACACTATGACAGGCTCCTGTGTCCGTTATCTACCTAGACTAACCTGTCCCCAATTAATTAGCTAACATCCTTGATTCTATTGTCTTTTTTGTAACTCCACTGCCTCTTTTTTAAGCAAGTCCTTTGTTGACTTTTTTGTGTACTTAGGAGGCTCCGTCAAAGTAATTCACTAGAGCCACAGGTATCCCCCCCTATCAAGATACACTAATGACTCATTGGTCAGTAAGAGTTATCCACAGGTACTCCACAGGCTCTATGTTGTCCACAGGTTATGCACATGAGGAGCTATGTAGCACCTATAATGTACCACTTTAGACCCAAGGGTAAACACCTAGCTCCACAGTTATCCACAGTCTAATTGTATAAGCTGTGCATAAGTACTCAGTTATCCACAGAGTAAACAAAGTGGTGCATACTGTGCACAGATTAGGTGCAATAAAGCACAGAGATGGTGCATCAATAGTGTTGTATCTAAGCAACACTGTATACTTCAAGGTTACATTGTATACTTATAAACTTACATTGTAAACTTAAGGTATTACAAAATCAAAGCTGGCACGGTCGTTGCAATATACCTAGCATGGCACAGTCGCCATGTCACCATCTAAGGATCACGATCATGACACTCGCAGACACACAGAAGGCACTCACCAAGGCAACCAAGGCCTTCGCCAAGCTCCCAAGCGCTACCAACTGGAACCTGCTACACGAAGCCATGGAAGCACACCAGACGGCACACTTCGAAGCCAAGCACATCGCAGCCTACGCCAAGTTCATCGAGCAAGGTGCAGCCGCCAACGGTCTCTCATTCTAATAGGAACCTTCACCATGTATCCAGCCATTCAAGCCAACATCGACCGCATTGCTCACGAAGCCTTTGATCTGTGGAAGGTGGGTTCACCAGTTGAGCCAACCATCAAACAACGCCTAGCAGAGGCCAACATGAGCGACTGGATCACAGACGTTCGCATGAGCCTCTCACGAATCATCCACGACAACCACCTCAATTCTAAACTGTAAGGAACCAACACCATGTCAAACCGTATCACTGACACCATCATCTATACTTTGGGCTTCATTGCCTTGCTCGTGGTCTGGATGACCGCCTGAGTTACAATATAGCTTGTAGGGGCTTCTAGCTGAGGCTTCTATGAGGTAGGATTGTCTACCACCCAACTATTCAAGGATCGAATCACCATGGCCATCATTCAAACCATCGACACAGCGTCACAATTCCGTGACCAATTCCACCGTGCAGGTCGTGCCTCTCAGTTCAGCTGGGTCGCTCAGGGTCTGTTGTTTGATTACCTCTCAGACTGTGGCTCAGCTGTGGAGCTTGATGTCGTGGGCATCTGTTGCGAGTTTGCTGAGAGTCACTACAGCGACATCGCCAACGACTACTCAGTAGACATCGAAGGCCTCAATGAAGATGAAGCCAAGGCCGCTGTATTGGAACACCTGCACGACAATACATCCGTGGTCGGTGAGTCTGAGTCAGGCTCGTTTGTGTACGTTCAATTCTAATCAGGGGATGTCCATGCAACATACAGTACGATATTTCGTCATTGACTTTGACACAGAGGATAATGGTTGTTTTGATACCATGGAGGTGTCAGAGCGTGAATTCATGGCCGCAGAGGGAGGGATAACCTATGAGAGACACACCATGATCGAGAATGGATGCTCTCAAATATGTCTAACGAAAGGATTTACATGCTAAATGATAACTACATCATCGAAGTGACGCCTAGTCTGTGCTCTTATGTGTCAGACTACATTAACGAGGAACTGACAAGGGGCGCAACTATTGACAAGTACACTATTCAGGACGCATTAGACGCCTTTCTAGGCGGTGCGGCTATCGAATCAACTAACGAGGAATAACATGTTAAACCAGAACGAATTTAACAATCTAGAGCGCCGATTGTGGCGTGAAGGCAACCCATTAGCTGATGAATTGGTGTCTACCCGTGATGAACTACTGTATTTGCTCAAGCAAGCCAAGAATATACTGGAAAAGTACTCACCTATGATTAGCACGTTGGCCTCTGCTGATGACTTAGACTATTTCAAAGAATGGGATGAGTTCGGGGACTCTATCGACAATTTAACCTATGACTTAGGTGAGTGTTTAACGAACGGAAGGGTGGAACAATGGCTAAGTTTAAAGTAGTGGCGTCTTATACATCCTATTGCATGGTAGAAATCGAGGCAGAGGATGAAGATCAGGCATGGGATATCGCTAGGGACATGGATGGAGGCTCTTTTACACCTACTGACAATCCCTGCGGTAATTGGTACATTACAGACGTTCAAGAGGTGTAAAATGACAATGATTCTAATTTGCTTTTGTGTTGATCTGATAATGGAGCATGACCTATGGTAAACACTTGGCCATTCCCATGTAAAGATTTCCCTTTGACACCTTGGACACCTGAACAACAACGTAAGTGGGCAGAGGAACAACTCAAGAATGCCCCTGAAAGCCCTTTATAATTAGAGTTTACACTCTAAAGTTTATGTTGACTTTGTGGCTACTATAAAGTAGCACCGCATTGTTGACATAAACAAGAGGAAACTATGGAACACATCACACAAGAACGTCTAAAACACCTTATGCGTTACGAAAATGGAAAACTTTATTGGGTTAGACCTACTGCAAAGTGGATGCGTGCAGGTATGGAAGCGGGTTTTGTTATGAATCAAGGGTATAGAGTGGCTTGTGTGGACGGAAAACAGACAATGCTTCACCGCTTAGTGTTTTTGTATCATCACGGGTACGTACCTGAGATTGTAGACCACATTGACGGAGACAAACTAAACAACCACATTGAAAACTTACGGCCTGCAACACGTGTTCAAAACAACACAAATGCTAGAACACGGAAAGACAATAAATCAGGTCAAAAAGGAGTACGCTGGCGAGAAGATCAGCAAAAATGGCAAGCGGGAATAACAGCTAACAAGAAAAAGCACCATCTGGGCTATTATACGGCCTTTGAAGACGCTCAAAATGCTTACTTGATAGCGGCACAACAACTTCACGGAGAATTCGCTACAAAGCGTGGAAAGGACAACAAATGAGATGCAATGCCTGTGACAAACTTTTAACCTCTTTCGAAGCTACTCGCCGTAACGCCAATACATTCCAGTTTATTGACTTATGTAAAGTTTGCTTCGAGGATGTGAAGCCATTTGTGCCGACCATTGATAGAAAAGACCTCATAAGTGAGGCTGATTTGGATGAGATTGACGATGATATGGACACCATGGGCGAAGAGTGGGAAGATTTTGACTTCTTTATCGAAAAAGACTTGACAAATGATTAATGTACTATATAATTCTAAGTTTTATAGAGGATTAACATGAAAAGATGCTCAAAATGTAAGCAAGAGAAGCCTAAAACTGAGTTCCATAACCACGTTAGAGCAAAGGACGGCTTGCAATATCATTGTAAAACGTGCTTGCAGTCTTACGGTAAAACTGAGGCTTATAAGTCAAGCATTAAGAAATATCAAGGACACACTTGGCGAGGGATTGCAACAGTCATCAAAGCTCACATGAAGTCAAATTCATTGAAGCGTGGACACCATTGGGACGATTCGTGGTGGACTGTTGACCAGATTCTTGAAAAGATTCAAGATCAAAAATGTGTGATTACTGGTATTCCGTTTGAGTTGAGGCAGGAAAACAAAAGGTATAAGAAACGGGCATTTATCCCTAGTCCTGACAGGATTGATAACTCAAAAGGTTACGAACCTGACAACGTGCAATGGGTGTTGTTTATCTACAACATGATGAAGAATAACTTCGATGATGCAGACGTGGCACACTTCTTGCAAACTTTAAAGAGCTTAGAAGACTACAAAGTCTCTAATGACTCTCAAGATACTTGGGAGTAACTATGACATTTACTTCTATGAAATACACTATTTATATACTACTTAAGAAAGTCATACTAAGTAGTCTTAAAAGTAAAAGGGGGCAATGATGAACAAAAAGACCAGCTTTGAGCTATTGACGGAACAAGATGACCACGAAGAAGCACATTACGTCCATACGATCAATGATGTCGTTGAACTAATGATTCAATACGGTCAACTAAAAGTGTTGATGGATATAACAACGAGAATGGGGGACATTGAACAATGATTGTCTCCCTATGTGTAATTGTCTTAACTTTGGTAAAGGTAGCATTGAAATGAATAAGAAATCAGCAGGAACAGCCACTTTGTCTTATGACTTGTCTAAACCTGAGCAAGTCTTTGCGTACAAGTGTGCTTTAAAGGGCTTAGATGCCTGTTTAATGCTCGAAACTTTGAAGGCTAGTACCCAAGGGTATCAAGCGTACAAAGGGCTGTCTGAGAGCGTTCTAGCGGACATCATTCAGGACTTGTCTAAATGGGAAGATGTCAAGCTGTGACAGGCTGGCGTAAAAGAGGAGCAGGTAATATGTCTACACATGGTGATGGTGGTAAAGGGTCAGGCAGGCGTCAGGAAGACGTAAGCAAGATCAATGAGAATTGGGATCGTATCTTCGGTTCTAAAGTAAGGAGCAAGACAATGGATGAATACACGTGTAACTCTGATTACGGTGATGATGTTAATGAAGATGGTGAGGTAATCTGTACCATTTGCGGAACAGAGATGTCTCCTACAGAGCATGGTAGATGGCTACATTGCGATATCTGTGGGAATACTCGGGACTTCGATGAGGATGATAGTAACTATGATTAAAAGCGTAAAGGACGTGAAGTCCGTACACATCGAAGGATGCTGGCCTTACCAGTACGTTGCACCTCTGAGCTACCAAGCTCGATCACAAGAGGCTAGAGACAAGCGTAACGCTAAGAAACGTGAGGACAGACTACGATTGAAGTCAGCTACAGTCAAAACTACTGACGGTAAGAAGCTGGTGAAGTTACCTGTCTATAGCATGAAATGCGTTGATATGTCAATGGACTTCTGTGAAAGGCTTAACAATGCAGCTTAAAGAAAAGAAAGCTGAGTGGTATCA